ATTCAGGTAACCAACTTGGTGCGATTGCTACTGCTCCAACAGATGTGGCTTCAAGCCAAGCGATATTAGATACTGATGCGTTGAATAGATTGTTAATCATTGGTATCCAACACCATTTCATATTGATGGTGTATAGGTTATTAAAGTATTCTCTAATCGTATTACTCCAAGTAGTGTATGTGTATGGTATCTTCTTGTCAATTAAGAACCAAGGAGAGAACCCAACAAAATGGTAAGATAATCTCTCATCATATATTAATCCCTTGCTTCCTTCTCTTACATCTTCGTTGTGCCTGTCGCTTCCTCTCCAACCGATTAGATTACGTTTCTTTCTATGGTCAGTTGTTATCTTGTGTTGTAAGGCATTAGGTATTAGATAGGAGTTATCATTATATCTATTAGCCAACATCCATAGGCAACTTGTTGTAACACTAACTGCATCTGCTTCTTTAACTAACTTAATATTTAATTCCTTTTGGAATGCTGGATTGGTTCTCCAACTATGTGGATGGTATAGTGGAACAGCATCCCAATTATCATCGAAATCAATCCACACTTTACATCCAGCTTGTTTCGCTGCCTTGACGTATGCCAATGACTTTGGATGCGATGGATTCCAGAAGAAGAATATGTCATTACCTTTTAGTTTGCCATCGGCAATCTCTTGGTCCGTATATCTTGTGAACTTCCAATGATTCTTCTTACACAGCTCTTCCAATGGCAATTGAATCCGGTAATGTTCAGAAGCGTGATATGCACCCATTGATATAGTAGCGATGCTTACCATATTTGTAATTGTGATTTATGTTGATTATATCTTTTTACTGCTGCATCATAATATTCTTTATCTAATTCAATTCCGGTTAAATCATATCCTAAATCGTTACAGGCAATTGCTATACTTCCGCTTCCCAAATGAGTGTCAAGTATTTTGTTTCCTTCTTCTGCATAATTTTTAAGCAACCATTTATACAATTTTACAGGCTTCTGTGTAGGGTGCATAGGTTTTTCTTGCCAAATATGTGTTCTGTGTATATTTACCATCCTTGTTACATTTTTTAGGCTTGTCCACGCCATTTCTCCATCGCTCATAGTTAGTCCTTGTTGTCCTTTGTACCAAAAAATCCAAGATTTAGTCGGTTCTAAAAATTCTGTGAAATAATTGCCACCCCAAACAATTTGGTTTTTACTTATACGTTTTAGCTCATCAAAATACTCTTTGTTCGGTATTGCATTATCCCAACCTTTAAACTCGTGTGCTTTCCTAATCTGCGTTCCTTTCTTTTTACTTTCTTTTTGTCCATCAATACCTAATCCATAAGGCGGATCAACTATTGCCAAATCAAATTGTTTATTTTTAAAGGTTGCCATAACATCCATACAATCGGCATTTATTAGATTTACCATATTGTTTTCTTTCTCATTAACATCAACGATCCGATTATCTTTGAAAGGTTCTTCAGTACATTAATCCAGTTGATTCTTGGCTTACCTTTTTTGTTTAAGATAATATTTCCATCACCATCTAACTTATATATCATCGAATCCATATTGCTAATGATTTCAATGATTACTGACAAAACCGAAATAAAATTAGTTTCCTGATAGTTTTGCTCCAATTGTTCTTCGAAATCGTATGCCTGTTGTGAGTTCATTAGTTTAAATTTGATTCAAAATTGTCAATATCGAATACATCTATTGATTCTCCTATTTCGTATTCGTCATCTATTAATATTCCGTGTTCAATCATTACATCTAACATCGTAACCATCTCTAATTCGTCTTTTGCGAGTACCTCAAAAAAATCGCAATCATAATCATCGGCAATGCTGCTTCGTTCACTATCTGGGAAAGAATTGATAAATACTGCATAATGCTTAAATTTTCTGTTTTTCATCGTATCTAAAGTTATTTGGATTTCCAATCGCACTAAAGATACTTGTTCTATTTGATGGAATCAAGTTACCAGCTTTATCTTTTTTGCTATCAATAAGCGGCTTTTTGTTCCTATTCTCTAACCGTGACTTTTCACGGTGGCAGCTGTTATAACCTTCACACAATGCCATTAGGTTCTCTGGATTATCTGGACTTCCTCCAAACGTCAACGGTATAATATGGTCTAAACTTCCTTTTCTTCTGCCCGGAGTTATATCTGTTAATATTCCGTAATGCAGACAGTTCTCACATAATCCTTGTTGCTTCCTGTACCTTGCTGATAAAGCCTTGTGTTTATTCTTGTCATATACCTTTTTTGATTCGGCATTGCTTTTACTTCGTGGTGTATTACTTGTTCGCTTCTTTCGTGGTAGCGATGGCATTAACTTTCCTTTTTTATTTCAACGTCGGTAAACCCATCTGCGCTATTTACCTTAATTACATAAGTATTCCCTTCCTTTTGAAACTCTGCCTCATATTCCTTCATTCCTCTAATATTCCCATTGTTTTCTGAAATGGCTTGTAATATCTGAAATACCACCCAATCAGGAAGGTCATCGTTATTGCTGATATATAATCCTCTCGTGTTCATATCTAAAATGGTAAATCTCCGCTTCCGATTTGATTCGGATCTTTGGCTTGAGCAAAATCGCTTTCAATCTTCCAGCCATTTAGATTGGTGTAGTATTTTCCGTTCCATTCTCTTGCACGAATATTAAAGAAAATGGTAACTTCTTCTCCAACCTTATATTTATCCAAATATTCACATTTGTCCTGTGTAAACTCGAATGGGACTTTGACCGAATATTCTCCGGGTGTATCGATTACAATTTCTCGCTTTTTAAATTTGTCTGATACGATTTGCGTTTCGCCAATTTGAAAAACCTTGCCTTTTAGTCTTAATGAATCTGACATCGTGTTAATGTTTTTATTAATTAATTCTTGAAATTCTTCTAATGTTTTAATAACGTAATATTCCGAGTTGCATCTTTCAACTACCGATTGCCACCATTTCTGATTCGGAGATTGTTTCCCTTTAGGCAACTTCATTTCGATAAATACCATTGTGCCGTCTAATCTGATGAATGCCAAATCTGATACTCCTGATACCATACCTTGCAGCTTCAGATACTTACCAGATTGCATCGACCTTGGATTGTTGTATTGCATCCACAGTCTTCCCTCTTCCGCTGGGTATTGCCTACGAAACCATAGATAGCATTGTTGTTGTAGTTGCGATTCGGTCATTTAATTATACTCAATTTCTACATCAGGATTGTAAGTATATGTTCTTGTATCATATTGTTGTAATTGAGTTAATATATTTTTATCATTAATATTAAATAAAAATTGCATTTGGTTAATTTCCCAAACAATAATTTTATCATTACTTATTTTAAATCCGTTTGTTTCGTTTAAATTTTCTAAATTATTATAATGTACTTCTCCGCTTCTGTCATCAACAAAAAATAAATAAAATGGAAGATTAGTGTAATTAGACCATTTTTTGTATTCTAAATATGATTTATAATTTACCCCTGTTGCATTGTATTTATTTAATCTGCTTTTTGTTTTAACGTCTAATGCAATTGTTTCTAATTTGTTTTTTATAATTAACATATCGAAACAATGAGCTTTATTTCTTGTAACTGGAGTATAACAAATAAATCCTTTTGATTCTAAATAATTTCTTACTAATTCTTCTCCTAATTTCCCTTTTTTAAATTGCTTTGTATTTTCAAAATTCATATTAAAATTTATTTACATCATTTCCAAAAACATCCCATCCATCTCTTTTTTCTCTACTAAAATATTCCAATTTTCTACCAGCGCATATTTCGTTTATTAAATTAAAAAACGAATCTGGTTTTCTTGAATGTTCCCTTCTTTTTTCTTTTATCAACTCACTAAATTTTGTATTATTCCAAAATGGTTTATTTTTTATTCCTACTAAACAAAATTCACATTGCATCCTAAACCAATTGCCCATTCCAATATTTACTTTATCCCAAACCATTGTAGCTTTGTAATCTAATTGCCAATGATTTAAAATTTCAAATGCAATTGGTAAAAATTTATGAGTAGTCCATAAAAAAACAACTGCATTATAATTTAATGGTAGTTTAATTTTCTTTATATCATCATTGCTCATTTCTGGGTATGGGTTTGCAACTCGGCTTCCATCAGGATCATATTTTCTTCCATAATTCCAAGGTGGATCAATGCTTATTATATCGTATAATCCATTTATTTCAGGTAATTTATTATTTTCAATTTCTTCTTTTTGCTTTTCTATATTTTGTTCCCTTAACTTCTGCCTAACCTTTTTTTGGACCGCATTCGGAGTAACTACCTGTTTGTTATCCTTTTTTATTTCCTCTATTGCTTCTTGTACTAAATCCGGTTCTTTGTTGATTAATCGCGATTGGGAAGATTGATGTTCATTTATTCCAATATCTTTCATTGAATTTACAGTTGCAACAGATGCAACTCTAGATTTTCTATCACTTCTAACTCCAGTCGGAAAATGTTCTTCTAGCCATTTACCCTGTTCGGCTTCGACTTGGATTCTAAACATCCCAATCTCATCTTGTTTTTCCTTGCTCAATTTTAATCGCTTTGCAAATTCGGCTACGGCATCTGCTTGGCTTTTGATAAAACTAATTTCTTCAAATGTTTCTGCCTTTGCTAATTCAGCTCTAAATGATTCAATTTTACTTAATTCGTTTCCCATTTGTTTATAAATTAAAACCGCTCCAACCCAAATGCAAAGCTGCCACGCCATAAGATGCGATTTGGAATCGGAGCGGAAAGTTCTTGATGTTATATGATTTTGACGCGGCATACTGCAAATATAAACCTTTTCAATAATAAATGTACGAACCGTTTCTGAACCGTTTCTAACTGAAACCTAACTGAAACCTAACTGAAGAAATAAACCCCATTATTCCCAACCCCCTATTATATACTCTTTTTTCTTTTTTTTAGTAATTTAGTTAGAAAGTATTATAAGTAGTTAATAGTCAAGGATTTACGACCTAACTGAAACCTAACTGAAACCTAACTGAAAACGGCTTCAGTTAGAAAATTACCCAAAATCAGCCATTTTGTAACAAATATTGGCAATAATTGTG